TTTACGCAGCGCATCAAGGGCGTTGACACGCATTTTAAGCCAGAGGAGATTGTATACTTCCGGCTATTCAATCCAGATGATGACCTGGGGCCTGGTGTATCGCCCATGTCGGCCGCCATGCACGCCGCGGGATTGGCGTATAGCGTCAACGAGTGGGCCGGAAAGTTCTTTGCACAAGGCGCTATTCCGGCGGTGATTCTCAGCTCGGAGCAGAACATACCTGAGACAGACAGGTCGCGCATTCGTGATCTGTGGAATAGGGCGCTTGGCGGCGTCAAAAACGCATTCAGAACCATTGTTTTGCATCGTGGCCTGAAGGCGCAAGTTATCGGTATGCCGGTCAAAGACTTGGCAATGCCGCAACTGACCAAGATGGTACGAGAAGAGATCGCTATTTCGTTTGGCGTGCCTGAGTCAATGGTGGGTGATCCGGCGTCAAACTATGCTACGGCAAAGACAAACCGGCTGTCATTCTGGCAGGAAACGGTCATACCAGAAGCGCGCATTTTAGAACGGTTCATTAATCGTCAACTCTTTGAGCCGTTGGGCCTCACGTTTGAATTTGAGTTTGGCAAGATCGAGGCGGTGCAGCAAGACGAAGCCGAAAAAGCGGAGTTTGTAGTCAAGCTGTTTGAATCAAAGATTATGACCATCGAAGAAGCACGTGATCAGATGGGGTTGCGTGAGTTGACGCCGGCAGAGCTGGAAGAGTTGAAACCGAAGCCGCCACCGATGCTGCCAGCGCCGCCAGATGATGACCAACAGAATAGTGAACCAGAGCCGCCAGGGAATGAGAAAACACTGGCGGCTTTGCGCAAGTGGCGCACGAAGGCGCGCAAGCGGGGCAAGCCGTGCGAGTTTGACAGCGAGCATATTGCAGATGATCTAGCCGGCGCCGTTAAAACAGCGATGGAACAGGACATTGACAGCGCATTCGATTTTCTGAAAGCGGTCCCTGAAGGCGTGACGGCGGCGGAGGGTCGTGTGCAGCGACGTGTGGCATCCGCTATGGAACCATACCAGTCAAGCATTGCAGCCACTATTGCGGCGGGGCAAAGCATTGATTGGGCCAAAATCAACGGCGACCTTCGGGCGGCGATTCAACCGGAGATAAGCCGCATTGCTACAGAGCACGCCATGCGAACAGCGGCGGAGATCGGCGTGGAGTTTGACATTGCAGTTATCAACGAAGCGGCGCTTGCATGGGCCAATGAATACACAATGGAGCTAGTCAAGGGATTAACAGAGACGACACGGGCTGTGGTGCAGCGAGCCATTGACGCGTTCATCGCCACGCCTGGCATGACCACGGGCGATCTGACAGGGCTGCTCGAGCCGGCGTTTGGGCGCATTCGCGCAGAGATGATTGGCATCACTGAGGTGACACGGGCCTACTCTGCCGCCACCAACGTATACAAAAAGCTATTGGCAGAGGCGGGTCTTAACTCTGAGCGCATTTGGAATACAAGCGCAGATGAAAAAGTATGCCCGATCTGTGGGCCATTGGACGGGCAGCCAGAACGCGAGTGGGCTGATATGTTTCCCAGTGGGCCGCCGGCACATCCCCGCTGCCGGTGTTGGTCAACACTGAATGTGTTGGTATAGCGATGGCATACAGAATCGAAGTGAAGGGCATCGAAGAGATACAACGTAAGTTGGGCGTCAATCTTGGATCATCGCTTATGCCGGCATTCAGAGCGGCGGGCGAAGAAGTGCGTAAGGAAGTGGCGCAATATCCGGGGCCTGTAAGCCACCCGATCCAATGGGCCAGTGACAAGCAGCGCCGGGCCTATTTTGCACAACGTCACGATAAGGGATTGTCACCTGGCTACACACGGCAATCTGACCCGATGTCACAGAGGCTAGGCCCATCATGGGCGGTGGAGGCGTCACCTATGCGGGTTGTGGTGGGTACTCGTGTGGGCTATGCACCATACGTGCAAGCAGACGAAATGCAGCAGCCGATGCACAAGGCAACCGGCTGGCGCACAGATAAGCAGGCCGTGGAAATTGTAGAGATGAGCGGGAAAATACAGCAGATATTCGACAGAGCGATCCGCTTCTTGTTTGGAGGGTAACGCATGGATGACAACCTAATCGCCTTTGGCAGCGAAATCAAGGCACTGGATGAGGGGCGCATCGGGGGATACCTGGTGCGCTTTTCTAGTGCAGATGATCCTGATATGATGGGCGACTTTTTCACGAAGGAAACTGACTTTGGGCCGCACAAGACAAGCATCGTTTACTACCAGCATGGTTTTGACGGCACGCTCAAAACACGTGTGCTTGACAGTGACGCGGCGCTTAAGACCGACGATGCTGGCGTGTGGATCGAAGCGCAGCTCAATATGCGTGACGAATACGAGCGGTTTATCCACGAAGCAGCCGCGGCCGGAAAGATGGGATGGTCAAGCGGCACGGCATCGCATCTTGTTGAACGTGAGGCGGCTGGCAAGGCATCCCATATCAAGTCGTGGCCGTTGGGTCTTGATGCCAGCATAACCCCGACGCCGGCGGAGCCACGCACGCGCGTGATTCCGTTGAAAGCATATTTGAAAAGTCTGACAGACACCACAGACGCCGAAGTCAAGGCGGAGCCACAGGGCGAGGCAACAGAGGCCGCGCCGGCCACCGCAACGGACGCCGAAGCGGAGTCAAGAGAAATACCCGTGAAAACGGGACAACCCGCAGAAGTGAAAGAACCGGAGGCAACGACAATGAGTGATGAAATCAAGAAAGATGTTCCCGAAGTGAACATCGAAGAGATTGCGGCAAAGGCCGCGGCAGCCGCGGTGGAAGGCGTATGGAAGAAGCTGGCGGAGGAAAAGCCTGAGATGGTGGGGGGCTTTGAGACTGCCGATGAAGCTATTGAGTCAGAAGAGGGGACCAAGAGCTTCGGTGACTTCCTGTTGGCAGTGCGGCGCAAAGACACGAAGTATCTTGCAAAGACCTGGAAGAGCACTTTGCTGGAAAACGAAGGCACTCTTGGTGGGTTCCTGGTTCCAAGTGGATTCCGGGCTGAATTGCTCAAGCTGATGGGCGAGCAGTCCATTGTGCGCTCACGGGCGACGGTGATCCCTGCCGACATGCCGACTACGCAGATTCCCGAACTGACTCAGACTGGTGGCCCCTCGGCTGCTGGTGATCCGATATGGTTTGGTGGTGTGCATCTTCACTGGACAGAAGAGGCCGGCACAAAGACTGAGACCAACCCGACATTCGAGATGATAAATCTGGCTGTTCATGAAATCAGCGGTTACACCCAGGCATCCAACGCTGTCACGAAAGACAGCGCCAGAGCGGGGTTGTCCGTGGCGGCACTGTTGCAGCAGCTCTTTGCCGGCGCATTCGCATGGCAGGAAGATTACGTTTTCTTGCGTGGAAATGGCGTGGCGAAGCCGTTGGGTATCCTGAACTCGCCGGCGCTGCTCACCCAGGCGCGTACCACTGACAGTGACATTGTGTATGCAGATGTCGTAGGAATGTATAGCCAGTTCTTTGGCGAAAACGGCGTCTGGCTGGTTTCCCGTGGATCTGCCGTGGCGAAGTTGCTCCAGATGGTTGACAACTCTACGGATAAGCGCTTGATCTGGCAGCCGAACGCACGCGACGGGATGCCTGGCACGATCCTTGGTATGCCTGTCATCGTCACCGAAAAGACGCCGGCGCTCAATACCGAGGGTGACCTGATTCTGGCTGACTTCTCCAAGTATTTGATCTACGATATGGGTGAGTTTGCCATTGACTTCTCAGAGCACTTCGCCTTCACCAACAACAAGGGAACGTGGCGATGTTCAGAGCGGATCGACGGGCGACCGTGGCTGAAAGATGCCATCACGCTCACCAATGGCAGCACGCAGGTCTCACCGTTTGTGGCGTTGACCGACGACTAGCAGAGACCGGCTAGATCACAATAACCAATAGCGGGGCGGCCAACAGGTCGCCCCTTTCGTATGGAGGCAAAACCATGGAAATGCTTACTGAAAAACTGGCGCTGGTGGCGGCGATTGACCCGGATAGCTATACGGCCAATACGTACTACACCGATGCCATTGACATGAAATACTGGGAGCGGGTTGTGTTTGTTGTGGCTGTTGGTGATATGGCTGCGACTGCGACGGTGGACTTCTCCGCAGTGGAAGGCACGACAACCACGCCGACCACGGCATTCGCGACAGCCAAGGAAATCACGCAGTTGACTGGCGCCGGCACCGACGACGACAAACAGGCGCTGCTGGAGATTCGTGCCGAAGAGATGGACCCGGCTAACCGCTATGTACGCGGCAAGCTGGTAACGGCAACTGACGCGAGCGATGTATGCGTTGTGGCTCTGGCAGAGGGCTGGCACAAGCCGGCGTCTGATTTTGACCTCGCCTCTGTGGATGAGATTGTGGCGTAAGTTGGTTCACCCGGCAAGCTGGCAGAGTTTCTCTCCTTTTGCTCACCAGCTTGCCGGGTTCCAAAAGGGGACAACCGAATATGAACAACCTGAATACAGCAGACTTTTATGATGCCTATTGGGGCGGTGAAGGCTGCAAAACATATCTGAGAGATCGGCAGCTTGACGAAATTGCACAGTACATCGTGTGGCAGATCGGGGCAGATACGTGCAATGTGCTAGATCTTGGTGGTGGTATCTCACGTGTGGCGCGGTTTGCAAAGCAGGCGGGACATTATCCGTTGGTGATTGACTTCTCGCAGTCGGCAATCGACGCTATGCGAGCGGTGGGTATCCCCGGCAAGGTGTATGACCTGACCAAGTGGAAACGTCGCAAGCTGGCAGAGGCTGACGTGGTGATATGCACTGAGGTATTAGAGCATATTGAGGAGCCGGAGAATATCGTCAAGATGACGGCGGCACATGCGCCACGGGCATTTTTCACGGTTCCTGACAACTGCATGGGGCCGGATGAATGCGCCACGCATCTGCGGAAATACGACGCCGGCAGTTTGCGGAAATTGCTATCGGCGCACTGGGAGTCGGTGTATATCCGATCAATGTATCGCTGGTTGATAGCGGAGGTGACGGCGTGATTGCCTTTACCTACGTGTACAACGAGCAAGACATACTACCGTGGACGCTTAAAGCGATGCTGAGGCAGGGCGTTCGGCTGCATGTTATAGACAACTGGTCAACAGATAGTACACGAATGGTTTTGTGCGAGGTGTGTCCAGTTGGTACAGTTTTGGAGCGTTGGCCGCATGAAGCGCCGCCAAAATGGTTCGACCTTGACAGCATCCTGCACCGCATCGAGGCGATACACGCCGAACATGAACCAGAATGGGCGCTGTTGTTCGGGGCCGATGAAGTGATGGTATCGTGCTGGCCGGACGTGCCACTGAATGTGGCGTTGGAACGGGTACGTTCTGAGGGATACAACGCCGTCAACTTTCGATCATTCTCATTCCATCCGGTTGACAATGACTGGACGCCAGACAAAGACCCAGAGGCGCACTTCCAATACTACACACCGGGCCGGCGTGACAACATTCGAGCATGGTTCTCGGATGGTAAGCCAATCACAATTCTTGACGGCACACATGACCTGCAATTCGAGGGTATACGGGTGTACCCGTTGAACTTCGCTATCAAACATTACTCATTTCGCACTCAGGCGCAAGCAGAGCGGAAAGTGTTTGAGGAGCGCAGGCCGCGTTACCATCCGGCGAACAGGGCCAAAGGCTGGCATGGGCACTATGACCACATTCAGCCAGGCTACTCATTCATCAAAGACCCGCGGGGATTGCGGCACTACGATCCTGCAACGTTCTTTGATGAACTTCAGGAGCGGCCGGCATGAGAATCCTTGTCTACACGCCGATGCTCAGACTGTACGGGCGGGCATTGCAGTCGATTCTCAGACTGGAATATCCGGGGCGTTTCGACATTACGCTCTGCAAAGGCGGCAACATTCAGCCAGGTGATGACAAGCGGACAGGGTTTGACGTGGTCACAGAGAAGTACAACCATGCACGTGACCTAGTACTGACTGGAATGTACGATGCAATGCTGGCAGTAGAAGATGACATGATCGTGCCGCCGGATGCACTGACACGACTACTGGCCACGGGCGCAGATGTAGCGTATGGGCTGTACTGTTGGCGTAACATGGGGTTCCACAAATGGAGCGCGTATACAGAACTGGCAGACGTGAGCGGTACGTCACTCGACACTGACCCTGAAGCGGCAAAAGCGGCATGGGGGCAGGTGATTGACGTGCAGGGCATCGGCATGGGCTGTACGCTGATTCACCGGCACGTGCTAGAGACGTTCCCATTCAGAACGCATAAGCACGCTTGTTGTGATTGGGGATTGGCGCTTGACTGCCAGGCGGAAGGGTTTTCACAGAAATGCGATCTTGGCGTCGTGTGCGGCCACATGACCACGCATAACCCATCCAGCAGAGCCGGCGGTATTCCGTGGGTGCTTGGAGTAGAGGGGCCGCCACGCATTATCTGGCCTGACCCCGATGAAGAGGGCGTTGGTAAGCTGTACAGAGTGGAGCATCTTTGATGGCATATGCAACAGCAGCAGAGGTAAGAACATATCTCAATATCACTGGCACTGACCACGACGCGCTTCTGACAAAGTTGCTTGATGGGGCGACGGCAGCCATTGAATCGTACTGTAGACGCGTATTTGTCGCGGTGACAGCATCCAGATACTACCAGGTAACAGAGGTAGACGGTGATACGTTGTGGCTAGATGATGACCTGTATAGCCTGAGCGAGTTGCTGAATGGCGACGCCGACGCGACCGAGATTACATCAAGCTATTACTGGCTACTACCACGCAACGAAGGGCCGCCATTCTATCAGATCAAGCTAAAATCATCGCAGTCGTGGGACTTTACCACGGATGGTGAAGTTAAAGTAACGGGCAAGTGGGGCTACTCGGAGACCGCGCCGGATGACATAGAGCACGCGTGTATTCGACTGGCGGCTTACTACTACAAACAGCGTGACGCCCAGGTATTCGACGTGACGGCGCAACCACAGCAGGGCATGATCACTATTCCCAAAGGGATGCCGGCAGACGTGAAACAGATCCTTGATAAGTATGTGCGGGATGGTATCGCATGACCACGTATGCGGGATTCTTGAATGGGCTACGTGACCTGAGCGTGAGTGGCGTCACCAATCTAT